TAAAAAAGCATAAAAATATACTACTTTGAGCATATTTTAACAGATTTTCAATATATTAGAAAATATACAGAAATTAATCGATTTTTCTAACCATTAAGAAGGTTTTTCCCTATTTTTTCCCTACAGAAAAAAGCCCCCTATTTATTGAGGGCTTAAATTATTATCTTGTGTTGTGAAGTAAATTCAGGATAAACTCATTTTTGTTATACACAGCATCAAAATCATTTAAAGTAATTTGGTAATCTTTTTCTTGATCATCAAAATTCACTTGAATTACTAATTTTTCAAAATCATCATCACTTAAATTTCCTAAATGAGCTTTTAGCTCATCTACTGAATAAACTGTAGAGATATCATTGTTACTATCCTCTTTCCAGTAAGATATAAAAGCTCCATCTTCTAATACTAATTCTTTTACAACCAACATCATTTTATCATAATTTTTCATTTCTAATCTCTCCTTGTAATTATATAACTTAAGTGCATTATCTAGTGTGATATTCCCAACTTTATTATTTTTTCTATATCTATCAATCTGTTGAACTGTTATTCCGGTTTCCTTTGCGATCTTATAGCTGGTTAAGTCTGAGTTTAAAAGTTCCTCTATTTCTTTTTTCATTTTATTTCTCCTTTGATTTATCTTACAATCATATTATACACAATATTGTGTATACCGTCAATAGATATTTTAAACTTTTTTAACGGAAATTTTTAAAAATATCCATTTTAACGGACATAAAAAAAGAAGCCCAGCAATTAAGCTGAGCTTAGGGAATAAAGTATGAAAAATATTCATCTATATATATTTTATCACTAAATATATTTAATTACAAGTATCTCCATGTTCCATAGTCAGTACCTGAAGCTAATTCCATGCTAGCTACATATCTACGTTCTCCACTGTTAGAGATGTAAGATATCCACTCATAACCATTTGCATAACAGTATTCAGTATAGTTAAATTCCTCATTTTCATCATAGCTTGCTACAACTTCAGCATCTAATGATGGAGCTGAGCGAACATTTAAATTAGGGACTTTAACAGTAAATACTCTTGGTCTATCTAAAGACTGTAAATCTGTAGTAACTGGGTTACTAGCTGGGGTATCGTCTACAGGGTAATAGAACCATCCTACAATACCTTCAAAATCTCTTGATATATATCTAGCAGGCCCTCCAACATATAAGCTATCCCAGTTGCCATCAACATTTTGTTCAATAGTTTTCATTGAATATCCGTCTGAATCTTCAATTACAAGCCCTGTATGTCCATATGAATGTCCTGCTGTATATGTAGTGTCCATCACAAATACTGCTCCAGCTTTTGGTCTACTGTTAAGATCTCCTACAATGTTGTATTCAACTTTATATCCTAATGCTGCTGCACTGTTAAGCAAGTCTATCGCATTGCCCCACAATGTTTTCCCAAAGAAATAAGAGCTTAAATAATTCGGTAAATCTACACATTGTGTACCATATGCTCCGTCCTGGTCAACACCTATTCCTAAATTTGCTATACGTCTTGCTTCGTTTACTAAATCTGTTGTTCTAACCATTATTCTTTTCCTCCTAAATTTTGAATAAAATAAAAAGACTATTGCTAGTCTTGTTTTGGCTTATCGTATGTCAAGGCTTGTTTACTGTCGCTTAAGCCTTGTGTAGTTGCATCATTGACTATTCCTAGCAATGATAACATTAAAAATACTGTATCTACTATCCCGTTAATGTTATGGTTGAATAGTTCAGTATCAAAGTTATATCCGAATAATGCTGCTACTTGTTTAACTAATAGTAGAATTGCAGCAATAAAAGATATAACAAAATGTTTGTTCTTAAATCTGACTTTCCAGTTTATCATACATTTCACCTCCTTTCCTAGTTTGTAGGCCATGGGTCGTTCGTTAAATACGAGATTGAACTTACTCTTATATCTCCAATATCTCTATCGGTTGGTACAGGGTCAGTGAACTGGAATCGTAACATATGACTATCTCCAGCTCCCCCTAAATACCATGTACCATAAGGTGTCCCCTTGTCGTTATATATTCCGCCAATTAAAGATGACTCTGAACGGAAACCTTGAGGAACACCGTTTAATCCTAAAATGTAGCAGTTTCGTTCACGGTCTGAACCCTGTAGTTGATATCCTGCTCCGCCTCTTCTAACGATTCCGAACCAACCCCATGAAAGCCCTCCGAACTGGTAAAATATTGTGTCGTTTTTACGTCTTACTTTGACAAATGAGTTTCCTAACTTAGACACAGCTGGAAGTACTTTCCAACCTGTGTCTCCAATCAGAACCTCCCAACCTGTGTTACCTGTGCCTGTTTTCTTTATCCATTTCAAAGCACCGTTAGTTACTGCTTCATCTACGTAAGTAGTTCCTACTGGTGCTGTTACTACACCATTCGGCATTCCTCGTCCGTGAATTTCCCACTGTTTCGCTTCCAGAACTTTTAATCGGTTATCAAGTACAGTTGTGTTTGCAGGGTTAGACTCAATAGCTTTTAACCTTTTATCTAGTTCAGTTGTGTTCCCTGTGTTAGCTTCGAGTACTTTTAATCTCTTATCTAACTCGGTTGTGTTTCCTGTGTTTGCTGGTATGTAATTATGTATGTTTTGTGTTGTTATGAATTTTAGGTTATCACTTTCCGAAAACTCAAAGTCTGGTGTATATCCATCTGGAATTGAACTTGCTAATGTGTATAACGCTGTATCTAAGTTTGTGTATTTACTAGCGTTACTAATTATTATTCTTTCAGTATTATTGCTGTAAATTCTTCCGTAATAATTTTGCGGATTCCCTACACGTGTATCTTGAAAATATTGAAAAGGTTCTTTATATCCTGTATTTGTGAATATACCACCTTCTCCGTTTAACTTTCTATTGATTGTTAATTCAAGTGTTGTTAAGTCTCCTCTTGACACTAAATTACTAGTATCAACATTCCCAGCAGGTCTATTCTCTAGAGTTGTCAATCTACTCTTAATATCAGTGTCGTTGTATGGTTGCGGTAGCTCTGACTTTTTGGCATATTTTTCATGTTCTTCTTCATCTAAGAAGGCTTTTTTAAGCTGTTCTTTAGTTGCAAGCTTGGATATGTCTTGATGCTCTGTTAAATAATGCTTACCTTCTAATTGTGTTTCAGTAACATATCCAGCTAAAGATTGATGTTCCGTTAAATAATGCTTGTCTTCTAGCTGTGTATTTGTTACAAAGTTACTAGTATCAATGTTAGCTATTACCGGTCTATCTTTTAATTCTTTGATTTCCCTTTTAATTTCAGAATCATCATAGCTTGATGTAACTGGTCTGTTTTCTAATTGTGTAACTTTAGCTTCAACATCTTCAACAGATTGTTTTGTAGCTAGTTTGCTTATGTCCTGATGTTGAGTTAAATAATTCTTACCTTCTAACTGTGTTTCAGTAACATAATTAGCTAGTGATTGATGTTCAGTTAAATATCCCTTTTCCTCAACTTTTTCAACTGCTTTATTTACAATTGTTTCAGTGCTTGGAATTTCAGTCTTTAAAGCATAATCTGATAAATGAGTACTTGATACAAAATCAGATACGTTAGGGATATCTCCTTTTAGTGCATACTTTTCATTCGCTTGAGCTTCAGTTAAGAATTTACTACCTTTAGATATCTCAGCTATAGCATTATCAAAGTCTTCTTTAGTAAGCACATCTACTCTATCTACTATCATGCTGTTAGCAAAAAAGCGTTCTTTTACAGGTAATTGACTAGCTTTATCTATTTCAGATAAATTTACTTTGAACCTAAATCTGAAAATATCGCTGTTACGTTCTTCTTTATCCAGGTAAATATAACAAACAACCTCTTCATTTTGAGTGATTAGAGAGGTGTCAAAGTTAAATTTGATTTTATTATCTTCTACAGTTCCATTAGTTTTCCAGTAGCTTCCACTTCTCAAGAATTTAAATAGTGCTACTACGTTCTCATTAGTTAATGATCCCTTTGAAATTTCAAACTCAAAGGCTCCGTTATTCTTATCATGTGAATACAGCTCACAAAAACTATCTTCAACTTGTCTTATTTTTGTTGTGTTTTCTATACTTAATCTAATTATTTTTTCCAAGATAGAATCACTCCTTTTCGTTTAATGCATCTCTTAGTTTTTCTAGCCTCTTCTTTATCCCTTTTGGAAAAGGAACACCTATTGCTGCTAAGTTCTCAATAAGCGATACTCCGTATGTTGCTATGAAGAAGAATATAAAAGCTGTTGCTACTTCTTCAAAACCTATATAGATTAAATAGGGATAAACCGTTACAACTAGCACTAACACAATTAGATGCTCGATTAATCCACGTCTTCCTATTGTGGAGTTAACCGTTTTTGTTACCCACGCCTTAGCAAGCCCAGTAATAATATCAAATACTATTATTCCTGCTAATGCGTGAATGTATATGTCATTAAATAATTCATAATATTGATTAGCAAATTCCGCCAATGTTATGTGCAATGTTTGCACCTCCTTAAAAAAGAGCAGTTATTATACCGCTCTTATATCTTTTAATTTTGTTCTTCTTTTTTAGAAATTTGTTCGTTTAAATCTTTTAAAACTTTTGTGAATTCATCATTTGATTCAATCAACTCTCTTTTTTGCCATTCTATTAGCACTTGAGCTAAAATCCCAGTTACTTCAAATGCTTCTAGTTCATAATCTCTAGCCATTATCTCTGTAAACTTAGTGATATCGCTTTTAACTTTCGCAATTCCTAATTTTTTTGACATTTCCAAATTCTTATTCTCCTTACGATACAAGTATTCCATTTCTAAATTTCAAGTTAAGCCCTTGAACTTTTACGTTAACGTCTCGACCTTGTAAATTAACTGTTTTACCCCCATCTTCCATTACTCCTCTTACGAATAAATCGCCCTTAATTATTGTTTTTTCTCGTGCTTCAAAATCAACATAAGATACTATCGTGTTTTTTAATTCAGTGTGATTATCATCGTGAATGTAATTGAATGCTAACAACGGTCTCTCAAGTTTAAGCCCCCACTCTTCTGTTTCCTCAAACCAACCTACTCTACCATTTGCCTTTATTACAAAGTTCATCCCTGAATAATATCCTGCATCTCGACCCCAAACATCAGTTTTATAATAACCCCTTATAGCTCCAGAGAATTCTCCGTTTTGGTCATAATAAGATGTTCCAAGATAATCAAGTTTAACTCTCTTCTTAGCACTTTCGGCTTTTCCTTCGTATAAAATTAAACTTTCATCTTCAAATTGAAAGTATTTAGTATAATTATTCCATGCTAATTTTAAACTTTTAGCATTCTGAACAAGAGTAGTTCCAAAGTTTTCATCAGTAACAACATTTTCTATTTTATCTCTTAGTAATTTAATAGATGTTTCTGTCTGTGACTTGGTCATATAGTCAGTAGCTAAAGTTTTTGATAGCTTCAAGGTAATTTCTTCTTTTGATTGATTAATCAAAGAGGCGATATCTACAGTTTCATCTCTTTTGGTGTACCTAAACCCTAGATTAACTTCATAAAATCTAACGTTGGTAATTTGTGATTTGTCAAAATTTCCTGAGAATTCTAAATACACAGCCTCTTTATTGTCATTTGCTTTACTTGAAATCCTTGTAAATAACACGTTATCTTTTGCAGTCATTGGTTTATAGTTGTTGTCGGGAATAGTCTTATACGTATTACCTGTGAGAAAATACTCATCAATACCAATCGCCATTACACTATTGTTAGGGGCTGTTGTGTCGAACACCATTTTATAATATCGCCCTTCTTTAAATTCATTTTTCAGCTTAATTCCCACAATTTTTCCGGCTCCACCGGTTACAGCATCGAATGAATTGTCCTCTAACCCTTCGTTGTAATTTCCTTCCCAAACTTCCACATTTTTAACTTCTGTTTCATTTCCTAACGGCATTAGGTTAATAGTTCTTGTTTCTGTTGGTACTGTGAAAGTAAACATGTTAATACCAGCTACAAGTCTTTGCCTTTCGCTGTTAAATATTCTTAATTCCTGATTAGCTGGGAAATATCTAAAGTCCGCTACTAGAGTGTAAGTATTACCAGGTTTCATAGGTTCTAACGTTGTATAAGTCAGATTATTACCTGTTTTCTTTTCGGCTGAGTTTAAGAGGTTATCTCCTCTAATAGCAACCTTAAATTGCTTGTCATTAAGCTCTCCAATTTGAGACCTGAATTGTTCTAACGTTGTATCAAACGTTTTATATTTGCTAGTGATTTCTTTTACAAATTCAGTATCGGGAAGATTATCAAGCCTTGCAAAACAAGTAGTTTTTAAGTATTTATACTCAACATCTAACTTGATGTTAATTGTTGTTCCGTCTTTCTCGCCGTTTGAGTAATAAACGTTAGTAAGCTCTCCATCGCTATTATATGTAGCGTTCTCTTGTGTCTTATTAAGACCGCCACCCCAAACCCTAGCTGTAAGGTTAAAACCGTTAGTTACTTTAACGCCGTCGTAATATACATCTACAAAGAACTTAACGTCGTTGGTTCTTTTACCTTCATAAGTTCCGGCAACTCTTACGTTTGCTGTTAATGAATGAGCTTTTAAATCTTCGAGGCTTGGCATCCAATCTTTTGGAATATCCCCATCAACCGCCATATAAGGCTCAGCCATTTTAAAATGTCCGTTCTTAGTAGAAAAGATGAAAAATAGATTATCGCTTTGAGATGTGAAATCTTGTTGGACTGTGTACTCAAATTCTTTAATAACCCACGTATCTTTTGGTGTCCCATTGTCAAGATTAAATCCTGTCAACTGTTTGTTACCCACATGGGATTTCAAGGCTAAATGTAACCCATTATCTACATTAACATCGCTGTAAATATAAATTGGTAATCTGATTACAATCGTATCACCACGTTTGAATTCCTTCTTAGAACTAACAAAAGAAATGCCTTTCCAAGCGTTACCGGTTAACCCTCTGTTGTTAATTTCTACAGAATTACGACCGTTAAAGTCGTTTTGGTTAATTGTTGGTGACGCTCCGTTTAATGTGTAAGAAGCACTAGATTTAATTTCAGTATTGAGTAATAAGTTGAATTTTGTCGCCGGCTTCCCGTCTTCACCTTTCAACCTAACCCATTTAAAAGCTTTTTTATCGGTCGGCGTTACCGGTGATGTAGTCCTTGCTATTCCCATGTAAGTTTTCGGTTCACGCCCAAAATTGCTACCGTCAGCATTATCCGAATATACTAAGTGTGTATATTTGTCACCGGTAATAGATTTTTGTTGAATGTCGAACCAATCAAAGTCATTTGCCGTCGGTGTTCCATTTTTAAACACATAACCGAAATAACGGTATTTGTGATATTGTGCCGGCTCGTTGGTTGGATAATCTGTGTAAGGTCTATCGCCTTCATGAATTGTATACCAATCTACTTGAACACCCGTCCAATCTTCGTCTTCCGGTACTAATATGAACTTAAATAACACATCGTCAACATCGTTTCCGGTTGTAAATACTATATTCTTAGTTTGTAATGTGTTACCAAATTCCAACTGACCCCAAGAGTACTCTTGTGAAGTTTTGTTATTTCTGAAATACGCCCATAATTTATTGTTATTACCTTTTGCTCTAGCTGTAAGGGTGTATTTTGTATTAGGTTTCAAACTTAAAAACATATTTGCTTGCCAAATATCGCTAATGTCATCATCGTTAGTAATATTCACACGTGGTCTATTTTTAGCAAGTAAAAACGAATTGTCGTCCGGTTCAACAAATGTAAAATCTAACCCGTTTGTGCTGTTGGCATAACCTTTATACAGTTTTCCTTCAAATTTCACCTTAGTCCAACTATATTCAGTCGGGTCGGTCGGTGCTGTTGATTTACTACCGGTATAAAGCCCTATATATTGGGAATTCGGGTCATCATTCATGTTGCGACCATCAGCAAAGTTCGAATACTTCTTAAATACGTATGCATTCTTACCATCTGAACCTCTTAATTCAGTTTTTTTACTTTCGTATATTTTTACGCTTTCTTCGTTTGCTATCTGACGAATACCATCAGCACTAATTGTTAAATCGTTGATTAATCTCTTAGTTTCTTCTTTAGTTATGAAATCTTTTCTAATACTTGATTGAATAGCATCTCTCATTTTAGTAAAGATGTTTTGCGTGTTCACTTCACCAGCTTCAAATTGTTGTCTAAAACTTTCATCAGAAACTAACGTTTTAATAAATGCTTTGTCAATCATAGCATTTTTAATTTCAGCAAAGTTCAATTGTGCTTGAATAGCCTTTATCATTTCAGCTTCAGTTATTATCGTTTTTAGTCTAGCGATATTTCCTTCAACTGCATCAAGAATTCTAGTCTTGACTATTTCCGGAATTTCACCGTCAGCTTCAAATAAAGCTTTTTTAACTTCAACTGCACTTTTCGATTTTTCTTCTAATTCGACTAGTTTATCTTCAATGCTTTTCTTGTCAAGTTTTAATAATTGGTCTAAATTTTTCTGGATTTTAAAAACATCTAATTTACTCTCTACTTGTTCTGCCACTGCATTGTCAACCATGCTAGCTAGTGTAGTACCTAAATTAGATTGAATCTTACCAAAACCAATAGTTTTTAACCTACGTCCCATAGGTGAGTAAGTGTATTTTGTGATTTTCTTCTTAACATCAAGATTAAATTTCTCATGGAATATTGTCACTGTGTCAAATATTCCAACAGGTACATCAGGTCTACCCACAACATCAATCTCTATACTTTCCTCAATTACATCACACAATGTAGTTTTGAAGTAATTTTCACCGTATTTTCGTAATGTTGTTTCATCTATAACATCTTGGTCACTTACATCTAAATTTCCCTCGTAAATGTTTTTATACTTATTAATCAGCGGGCTATCGACAGTTACGGCTATTACTTTGTCTTTTTCACCCTCTTTTTGTGAGTTAACAGTTTTTGTGAAGTGGATTCTTGTTCTTAAATCTTTTATAGATTTTTTCTGTTGGTATGATTTTAGATTTTTTTTGTACATAAATAAAGCTTCTTTGGTACTTCCACCATTACTCAATAATCTAATATCATACTTATCTCTGATTAAATCTCCACCCCATTGACCTATTATAGAATGTTTATCTCTAAATAAAGCATTTGCTACTGTCACATTTTTTAAGTTGAAACTGTGTGTGCTAGCTATATCAGAAGAGAACGTAAATTTATGGTTACGAATAATACTACTTGTAAGGCTTCTCATCACTCTATCTCCACTAGCGTTATTAACACTTATTTCGGTGATAGAATAATTATTTAATAATGTAGCTACTTGGTTGGCATAGACAGTAATATAAGCGTGATGTTTTTCTACTTCAAATATGATGAATTCCTGTTCCCCGTGTAAGTCTTCAGCTAGTAAAAGTGTCTCTTCTACTAACTCTTCCCACAATGGATTATTTGTTGGAAATTTGAAACTTAATTGATATTTACTGTTTCCTTCGTGTTCTATTTCATCATTATAAGAAAAATTAAGAGGGATTTTTCCCTCTTTTAAATAGATCATACACGCCACCTCCAATTGCCTTTTATTTTAATACTTGTAACATTCCCAGTAGTTACGACTCCTTGTAATCCCGGTGGTATTTCAAAGAAACCGCCTTTTTTACGGATTGAATTTTTTAAAACGTTATTTTTATCGTATATGTTTTGTCTTCTGTGTCTGCAATCTATAATCGCTTTACTATCCAAAGTTAAGAACATAATTTGACTACCTATTGCCAAACTCACTTCTCCACTTCCTTCTATTTCGATTATCGGTTCCGAAAATACATTTCCGATATTATTAATAGTGCCTTTAGCTGTAAGTCTTATTTCAGTACTTTCGTTAGTATATCTAAACGGGTCAAACATCAACTTAACACTAACTAACCACCTTGAATTACCTTGCTTATTGAACGTAATATCAACTAAATCAGCATAATATTTAGATGATTTTAAATAATCAAACTCTATTGTATTATCGAAATCTTTTAATAGATTACTTAACTCTATTACTTTAGCAAAATTAACAGCAGAGATTTTCAAAGTACGTTCTTGACTTTCAAAAGCTTCATCATGAAGTATATAAGTTCCGTTAATGCCATATATTTTATTTTCTTCTGATATACGTTTTTTTGCTACTTGAATCTCTCCACCGTCAACTAACACATAGTCTTTAGGAGGTAAAATTACATCATTAATCTTAATCATTGTTAAATACCCTCCCTTCTAACAAATGTCATTTGTCTATCATATGAGTTTTTAGCTAAAATTTCACCGTCTAAATAAGTGTTAATATCTTTATTTGAAATATCTTTTAATAAGTCTTGTACAACTTCTAACGCTTTAATCACGTTATTATCCTTATCTTCTAAAGAAAAGTCAGCTGTACTCATATCTTCAATTTTTAAATTATTAGATACGCTAGCTCCTATTTCAAAATCTGAAATATCATTTGTAAAAGCTTTGTTAATATCTTTAGCCATTCCACTAACAGTATTCTTTACAGTTTCAAACTTATCTGAAAGTCCTTTATTTAAACTTTCCATAATTGCATTACCTGCTGGGATAAGTAGTTTTCTATCGTACTCAATCGGACCTTTGTTATCTCTAATCCAATCAGCTATCCCGCTTACAAAGTTTCGAACACTTCCCCAAGCTGACCTTAGTCCATTAAGGAATCCGTTAATAATAGCACTCCCTGCATTCCATAAGTTGATATTTCTTAACGAGTAGAAAATGTTAGATACACTACTTACTAAGTTGGAAACTCCATTCCTGAATGAGTACCAAGCATTCTGTGCTGCACCCACTAATCCGCTTATTATGCTTACAACACTTGACCTAATACTGTTCCAAGTGTTGACAGCTGTATTTCTTACTCCATTTATTAGAGATGAGAAGAAATTTTTAAATCCTTCCCATAAAGCTCTTAGTCCATTAATTAATCCAGTTACTATTGTTACCACAGCTGTTTTTAAACCATTCCAAATAGTTGAAGCTGTTGTTTGTAGAAAGCTCCAAAGAGCAATCATTCCATTTTTAAAACTTTCCCAAGCATTTATTAATAATGCTATAAGCGTACTGACTATTGTTGATACTACTGTTTTGATACCTTCCCAAACTTTCTGAATAGCTGTTTTAATACCATCCCAAATAAGTTTTAAATCTTCTTGAAGTTTCCCAAAATTTCCAGTTACAAAATCAAGAATGATTAATACAGCTCCCATTACAATAGATTTAATAAACTCCCAAACACCTTGAATAGTCGATTTAACGCCATCCCAAACAGATGTAACTCCATTCTTTAAAATGTTCCAAGCATTAGTAAATCCTTGTATAAACGGCTGAACTATAGCCATTATTGAGCTTGTGATGAAAGTCCACGCTGTGCTTGTTGTTTCTTGAATTCCAGACCATAAACTAGAGAAATATTCAGTTACACCTTGCCATAGATCTTTTATTTTTTCTACAGCAGCACCCCAAACAGTCTGAACCCCTGACCATAAGGTTGTTGCTCCTGTTGAAATACCGCTCCATATACTACTAAAGAATTCTACTACACCTTGCCAAGCTTGTTTTATAAAGTTGACAAAACCTTGCCAAATTTGTTTACCTGTTTCAGTTTGTGTAAAGAACCAAGTTAATGCAGCTACCACTGCCGTTATTCCTACAATAAGTGCAGTCATAGGGCTTAAAATCATTACAGCGTTAAAAATTGCCATTGCTGTTTTTGCTGCCATAATAGCAGTTTTGAACCCGTTAATTAAAGCAACAATAGGTCCGAGTATCTTCAGTGCTATAAACTTACCAACAATATAACCTAGTGCGACTTTCACTAAGGCAAGTGCTAACTGATTTTCTCTTAAATATGAAGTGAAACTTTTTATCCATTGTGATATTACTTTTAATACGTTACTTAAAAATTCAAATGCTAAAGCTACACCACTAACACCACTTTCAGCAGTGTTAATTCCTAATAGATCTCCGATAAAATCTCCAACAATTGCTACTATATTTTTTATTGCTTCCCAAACATTTTTAAAAGCAGTTCGGATATTATCAGCAATGCTAACAATTGAATCAGCAGTTCTTTCATTAATACCTAATGCTTTTATCAGGTCTATTCCTTCTTGTTTAGAAATTGAACCTGTCAACACATTAATAAATGATTCTACCGCTCCGGAAACTTGTGTTAGGTATCCTTGAATTTTATTTACTACTTCATCCCCAAACACTCCTCTTAACTGTTCAGCTAGTCCAGAAAATGCACCTATCACGAGTGATGGTAAACCTTTTAAAATATTTCCTACCATAGGTAAAAAGTTACCAACTAAAAAAGTCATTGTTGTGCTAGCTAGTTGTTGTAGGGCTGGTTTAATATCTTGACCTAACGATAAATTACCTATCAAGTTTAAAAACGCTGCTTTCATAGAAGCAAATGAACCTTGCAGTGTTGTAGCGGCTTCTTTTGCTGTTGTTCCTGTAATTCCTAATTCACCTTGTATTACGTGAATAGCTTCATAAACGTCTGAAAGGTTATTAATATCATACTTAACACCTGTCAACTTTTGTGCATCAGCTAACAAACGTTGCATTTCTTGTTTTGTTCCCCCGTAACCTAATTTCAGGTTATCCAGCATTGTATAGTTTTGTTTTGCGAACCCTTGATATGCATTCTGGATAAGCTCCATTGATGTTCCCATCTTATTAGAGTTATCCGCCATATCAACCATTGCTGTATTTGCTACTTTTGCAGCCTTCGCAGTGTCACCACCTAATGACTTAATTAAACTAGCACTAAATCCGGTTACAGTTTCCATATAGGCGTTTGCTGATAGTCCTGTAGTCTTATAAGCTTCATTAGCATACTGCTTAACCTTATCAGCATTATTTTTAAATAATGTTTCAACACCACCTAGAGACTGTTGGAGCTTTCCACCTTCTGTAAGTGATGCTGCAAACAACTTACCTATCCCAGCTGCAATTACTGCATTTTTAATTGTTGAAACTAGAGTACTCCCAGCACTCTTTCCAGCACTTGAGACTTCTCCATCTAGTTCTTTTGATATCATCCCTGATATCCCTTTTGCGGAAGGCATAATTTGTACATATGCTTTACCTAAATTTGTTGCCATATTATCCTCCTTCCTTCAATATTTTATTTCTTATTCTTTCGAACTCCTCACCAGTTGTGAATGCTAATTCCTCTTTAACTTTAACAGGTTTATTGATACCATCTACAAGTGACTTAGGTTTATTTCTGCCTTTTTGACCGTCTTTTGTTTTAGCCCAAACTAACAGACTTAATCTATCCACAGTTGAAGCTAGTAGCATAGTATCTAGCTTAACTTTTTGACCTGACATTTTCATCTTAATTCTAGAGTCATCTCTTAAGCCATTACAAAAAATAGCCACCGTTTCTGGTGGCATATCTTTGTAATTATAGATTCGATAAGTTTCAGCTAAGTCACAAATTACAGCATCTTCATCAGTATTCAACATACTAGCAAGGATTACTATTTTTTTAATCGTTCTTGAGCTTTAAAGATATCTTCAAGTTCTGCTGTTATTTTTTCAGTATCTACAATCCCATCTTTATCTCTAACATGATCTTTTAATTTTTTTGTTCCTTCTTTTCCTAATAAAAGATTCATCACTCTTGGTAAAGCAAGAGGATTAGTATCTAATTCTCCTAACGCTTCTACTAATTCATAGTTTCTTACATTTTTTTCTGAAATAGAATATGCGAATCCTGTTTTAGTTACACCTGTTAATTTTTTCATCCTACTTATCTCCTATCTTTATTTTTTTTTAATATATTCGTAGTGAGTATTCCCATCAGTATCTGGGAATGCATTTAGAGTAGTTTCGAACCCAACCATTTCAGAGTCAGCATATTTAATTTCTCCTACTTCACTAATTTTTCCGTTAGGAATTACAATACGTTTTAAGATGTCACCTTTTAGAACCATCTCAATAACAACTGCATGTTGTGATAATTCCTTAGTATTCGCTTTAATTGTAATACCTGTTTCAACATCTCCACTTACGTTATCTTTTCCGTAAATTTCTTTTAATACATCAATATTTAATGATTCAATTAGAGTATAAGAAAATTTATCTGTTTTTTCAGTCTGTACAGTATCAACGATATCTCCGCCCCACGCTTTTACATTCTCAGTACTAGCCGTGTTTTCGTTAGTTAGCCCATCTTCTGAAATATATCCTAATGCTTTAAAAGCAGCATTTAGTCCTGTAGTTGCATCAGTAGGAAGAGCCGTTCCTAATGGTGCTGAATAAATAGCTCCACCTATTTTCGGTTTCGCTGATGTTACATTGCTTACATTTGCCATTTTTTAATCTCCTTTTTAATAATAATGAATATCGAATACAGCTTGATATCGGTATTCTTTAGTCTCTAAATCAGTATAATTATAATCACTATTTAAACTAACTTTTGAAACCTCAGACACGGTTATCAAGTCATACATTAGATTTTTAATTTTTTCGTTTAATTTAGCAGCTTCAAACATAGAAGCTCCATAACTTTGAATAGCTATTGTTGATGAATTTAAAAAGTTTTCTCTGCTTCCGCTTGTTTTTTGAATTACTATGAATTGTTTAGGTAAATTTTTCTGATGTTCAAAAACAATTGGTATATTAAGTGTTTTTGATAGATATTCTTTGACAATAAGTTCAATCATTATCTCATAGCCTTTAATAGCGTATTATTTTTGTTGTTGTCTCTAATAGCCTTACGTGTTTTTGTTTTAACACTAACATTAGCCCTATTCTTACCTACGAATGAATTAATTTCATAACCATCTCCTGCGGCTTCTTGAATACCTCTAGCCTTATCTCTAAGTACTTCAATCATTTCAGGACTTTTCATTAGTTCTGCCACACCGCTATAGTTTAATTCAAATTTTTTACTCATATCTCTCTACCATAATCTTTCTATTCCAACTTAATGGAATCATTGATTCAATACCTTCTTGCGGAATACCTATAGTTCGCCATTTTCTTCCGAAAAATACAACTTCTCTATTTTCCCAAGTGTTTTTATCACCTTTAGGTATCCCCAGTTGGTATTCAGCCTTTTTACCAGTTAAATTAACTACATTTGTGACATCTTCAGTTTTAACAGGGGCTACTATCACATTTTTTACGACTATTTCTCTATCAACAAAAATAGGATGATTAAATTCATCCACTCCATTTTCTGTTTTATCTATCAAAACTACTTCTATTCCTTTAAGTAATGTCATAGAAATCAATTACTCCGTATCGTTGTTTTTTTAGTCCTAAACGTTTCAACTCACTATCTTTTATAAACAGTCCTCCACCAGGCACTAAAAACGAGCCTGAAACAGAGTATCCAAGAGCCGACTCAGAATATTGAGTCATAGGCTCTTGATTAGTAGATGTCATGAGAGTTCTTGCCACAATGTCAACAACGACTGATTTCACAAGATAAGAATAACTCTCATCTTGTTTAACTAATAAATCTAAGTCTTTCTTAACTTTTTTAGCTTCAACTCTAAGAACGTGTGAAACTGTTCTTAAAAGCTCCTCAGAACGGCACAACTCATGAATCTCAACTTTTCTCCATAAAATTTCTAAATCATCAACGCTAGCAAAAGGTTCAAGTGCATTCATATTACACCTCTATTCTTCGTCAGATTCCTCTTCTGACTTAGTTTTTTTAGTAGATTTCGTAACTTCTTTTACAAGCTCCCAATCTCCTGAAAGCTCACTCACTGTTACTATCTCTACTTCAGTTTCTTTATGCTTATAAACGTACATAAATTACCTCCTACGCTTCTTCTACACGAGCAAATGCTTTTTCGTCAAGAATTCCCCATCCGATATAAGCTTCAGTACGTAATAGAATTTCATTGTATGCTTTTAAGTCTCTACCTGCTCCATCTGGGTCTCCATATTCAATAATTTCCATAGGAATGTTTTCAGCATATCCCCATTTGAATCTATTTTGGAAGTCCCCAACAATAGCATGATTTTTCTTACCTTTTCCACTTTGTGCAGTTAAAGTTTTGTTAATATCTAACTCCATACCAAAGAAATTATCTGGACGTTGTCCGAATCTAAATTCTGGGAATTGTACAACATTATTGACTTTAACTTTAGACATTGCTTGTCCTGCAGCTGGTGACATTGCAATCCCAGTTACTTCATTGTCAGTCGCAACAATAGCTTGAACTGCATCATCGATATTGCTATCAATCGTTGCAGCGTTGTAAGTCACAACATTTCCTGTTACTAATCCGTCAAATGAGTTAGTAGCTTTGAAACTTGCATCAGTTAATCCTTTCGGTTCTAATCCGTGAATCGCTGCAATGTCAAAAGCTTCTGCGATTTTTTTAGCAAAGCCATCTGCGTAATGTTTTAAGAAGTTCATTTTTTTCTCATCTGAAGCATGCATAAATTCATCTGTCATACGTGCTTGATATACAAATTTTAGCGGTGTAATAACTTTAGAAGTAATTACAGCTTTCCCAGCTCCTTTTAATTCTCCTTCTCCTACAATTTGTGCATTACCTTCTAAATTAAAAATAAATTGTTCAGTTCCGTTAAATGGAATAGGTTGTTGGTTTGATAATTTAGCAAGAGTTGAGCGCCCTTGCACTTTGTTCATAATTTCTGATACTAATTCTGGGTTAAATAAAGTCCCTTTTTTTGTTGCTGTTGATTCTGTCATTTTTTTATTCTCCTTTTTTTATCTTAAATTTTTAACAACATCACGCCACGCTGAGTCCACTCCTTTTTCTTTAAAAGCAGGTTCTTTATCAGCTAATGGCTGTGTATAATTTTTAACACTTACTAATGATGCAAGACGTTCTGCATCCTCGTTCAAACTTTCTTCAGTATCACCTTGCAGTCTGTCTGCCAAGTCAAAGGGTAGTCCGTTCTTCATGGCAATTTGTTGCTTAAGTGACTTCTGTTTCCAACTAGTCACATCTTTTTCAAGATCCGTAATTCTAGTTAGATTCATACTTTCACTTGTTTCTTTTTCGGTGATAGTTTGTTTTAAGTTTGTATTTTCCGTCTCTAAATTTTTTATCTTTTCTGCTAAAGTATCGTAATCAGAGTACTTAGCTTTCTCACGATCTAATCGTGATTTTATAATTGCATCTAATTGTTCTTGAGTTTCAATTACTTTAAATTCTGTCATTTTTTTATTCTCCTTTATCCGGATTACCCGTCCGTTCGGTAATTTAAGCTAATTAATAGCTTATCCTTTGTTTTTTCTTAGGCTTAATCGAGTGACAAGCCCAATGTGCAAGTAATGCACTATCCAATAACGAAATATCCATATCATCAAACTGCGATTTATAGCCAAACCCACCATTAGTACCGATACTACGTTTTTCACAATTTGTAGCTACTTTCCTTAATGATGGTTGACCGTTATGGCAAATAGTCTTTTGAAATATACCTTGTTCGAAAACTGAGTTAGCTGTGATTATTTCTTTAACAGTTGGTAATATAATGTTCTTTATCTTATAGTCTTTCAACTCCTCTTCTAACAATTTCTGACCGCCCGCACCATCCACAACGATGTTTGCTACGTCAGCATTTTTTAAGAAATTAATCAACCACATATTACCATTTCTTAAACTTTGACAATCAATGGTTTCAATGAAAATACGTTCATCATTAGTCCTAACTGCAATGCTCATGCTTACATTAGTTCCATCATTTCCGTATTTAATACCAACGAATAACTTGCCTTTAAAATTAAGTTTTCCATTTATTTGCAATCCGTCCCACTCCCTCTCACTAATTACAGATTTTTGAGAGAACGATGGCCAAAAACCAAGACGTTGAACATTGTGATCCAGCTTATCTTCACCAAGCTCAGCTTCAATTTTCCTTTCAGTTAAATGATAACCTAATGAAGGATTAGAATTGTACCAAGCATCAATATCGTTTATTTCTTTTTCAGCCTCAACAGACCATTCCGCCCATCCAGAGTATTTACTCTTTCCGAATAAGCAAGATTCACGATATTTAGTAAATACAGTCCCTATTGACACTGGTGTAGGAGGTGTTCCACACATTACTGTCATAGGGTTTTTACTATCTGTAACTGTATATTTCAAAGCAGATTCTTGTTCAATCGTATATTCCTGTGCTTCGTCAATTATCATTAAGTCGAAACCTTCACCAAGACCACCATTTTTAGTCCTGGTTCTAAATTGCACCACTCCACCAGTGGAATATAGCTCAATTCTTTCTTGACCTTTAGCACGAATAGAATTAAAATCCTCACCATCTACATATCCCATCTTTTCAAGGTATTTTTTAACCTTTTCAAAAGATGAATGAGAGGTACTAATTCGGTGCGCTGTATGTAAAATGTTGATACCTTGATGCAACGCCCAAATTTCAAGAATATACACAATCTCTGTCTTCCCGTTACGACGTGGTAACGAATAGCCAAATTTCTGATGTGTCCACAATCCTTCTTCATCTGTTGCCATGATTGCTTTTAATAGATTTAACTGCCAATCATACACATCTAACTTAGTTCTTTTATATAGATTTACAGCTTCTTGATAGCGACTTTCGTTATAGTCTAAAATCACCGATTGAGTAGGAGTTTGTCTACCAAATTTACCCATTTAGTTGCTCCTTTCCAATCCACCTAGTTTAATGCCATACGGTAGGGCAATTTATTGACTTTTTTTATTTTTTATATTATAATAAAGGTAAAT